ATCAGCTCCAACCCACTGACCGTGACTGTTGGATCGAACGCCTACTCCCTGGTGGGCGCGGCGGCCGATACGACCAACGTCTCGACCGCGCCGAATGGTGTTTCCGGCGTCCTCACCTTCGCGACCAATGTTGCCGTCGCCGACGGCACGTTGGGAAATACCGTGCTGGCGGCGAACGCGTCGGTGATCGTCAGGCCGTCCGCTCGTGGTAATACCTTGCAGCTTGCGGCAGGCGATACGCTCACCATGTCGTGCCTCCTGGATGCCGTCGCCAAGCTCCGGCTGAATGCCGTCCCTGATATCGGGGGACTTTACAACTGCTATCTCGACCCGGTTTCAGCGCGACAGCTTTTCGCAGACCCGGACTTCAAGCAGTTGTTCCAGGGCGCAAGCTCGGCGAACCAGGTGTTCCGCCAGGGCATGACAAATGATTTCCTCGGACTTCGGTTCGTTCCGACGACGGAGGCCTTTGTCCTGCCTCACCCGACGCTGAACAACCTGTGCGTCCGGCGGCCGATCATTTGTGGCCAGGGCGCGCTGATCGAGGGCGACTTCGCCGGCATGGCGCACGAAGACGTGGCGCCGAAGGACTCGATCGTCACAATGGTCGATGGCATCGCCATGGTGACCCGCGAGCCGATCGACCGGCTGCAACAGATCATCGCCCAGTCCTGGTATTGGATCGGCGGGTTCTGCACGCCGTCCGACACGACGACCAATCCCACCACCATACCAACAGCAACGAACGCCGCCTTCAAGCGGGCGGTGATGGTCGAGCACATCGGCTGACGAAAGGGGACGGAACAGACATGGCCATTGGTTCCATCACGCCGTTCCGTCCCACCGGAACGGCTTCTCTCAGCGCCGGCACGACGTCATCGAACGTCGCGCTGGCGGGCGGCGGCGAATCGGTGGTGGTGACGAACACCGCCACTTCGCTCGCCTACGTCCGTTTCGGAGCAGACCAGACGGTCGCCGCCACCAACGCCGACATGCCGGTGCTGCCGAACACCCGCGTGATGCTATCGGTGAACAGTCTCATCGCCTACGCCGCTGCCGTTCTCACCACCGGCAGCGGCACGGTCCTGTTCAGCCGCGGCGACGGGTCGTTCCTGTGAACCCGCTGACCGACGCTGAAAAGACCGATATCCGGCGCTTCTGCGGGTACCCGGCCTATGGTGCGGCCGGGGTCTCGCTGCAGAGCTGGCGCTTCTACCAGGCTTACGGGCTGCTGGAGTTCCGCATGACCAACCTATCGGACTCCGAGTTGGCGATCGCGCGGCGCTATCTCGGGTCGTTGACGTTGCTTGAGTTTGCCGTTCCCCGGTCGGGCGAGAACCTCGACACCGACCAGGCGGCGGTCTGGACCCGCAACGCCAATGAACCGCGCGACCGGCTGCGGCTGTTCACCGAGTGGTGCCGCCGCCTGTGCGGGTTCCTGGGCGTGCCGCCAGGCCCCGCTTTGGCCGACAATGGTCTGGTCCTGGTGGTCTGACATGCAACCGGCAGCTTTGCAGGACCGAATCCGCTGGGGGATGAACACGGCGGCCCGCAAGATCGGCGCGTCGACCGACGCGTATCGGCCATCGGGCGCGAGCACGCCGCTCGACCCGGTGAACCGTTTTCTTCGCCTTCCGGCAGCCTTCAGCGGGATCGACGGGAATTTCGGACGCCCCGTCGGCTACGGCTCTTCACTGTGGCACGGCTTTTTCGATGCAGCCTATACGCGACCGGGCGACTATCTGGTCCAGGGTCGCGACGTATGGTTCGTCGTGGCGCAACAGCGGCTGCTTCCGGTGCTCTGTGTCCAGACGAACCGGGTCATATCCTTCAGCCGGCCCCCCGCACCAACCAGCGCCGGCGTGAACAGCTATGGGGGCATGGTTCCAAGTGCGAACGTTCCGCTGCTGACGAACTGGCCGGCGAGCGTGCTCGGCGCGTCGGGCGCGGGTCATCCCGAAGCCGACCTGCCGGGAGACTCGACCGTTCCCTACTGGACGATTCTGCTTCCCGCCTGGCCCGGCGTCGTATTGCAGCCCGCAGATCTGCTGACGGACGATCTGGGCAGGAACGCCACGGTCTCCGCTGCCGAACTGACGGACCTCGGCTGGCGCGTGACCGCCAAGCAGGCCGCCAACTGATGGCGGATCAATCCGATGTCGAGAACGCGCTCGTCACGATCATCGCGGGCGCACTCTATCCGAACGGAACCGGTAGCCCGAGCGTTCCGGGACCTGACTGCCGGGTCTATCGCGGCTGGCCGCTGCCGGCGGCGCTCGATGCCGATTTGGCCGCTGGCCGCATCAACGTGACCGTGTTTCCTTCAGGCGGCGCGGGACGAAACACAACACGCTATGCAGAACAATGGACGGCAACGCCGCAGCAGCCGACGCTGACGGCGAGCGTCGCAGGCAACACGATCGACTTCGGCGGAACCGCCGACCCAGGCCAGCTAGCCGGCGTGCTGGCGGATCAGCATAGCTACGTGTATCGGACACAGGCTGGCGACACGCCGGCGCTCGTCGCAGCGAACCTCGCCGTACTGGTCCGTGCGGACTTCATTGTCCAGCAATCAGCGTCGAGCCTGACCATACCCGGTGCGGGCGATTTGCTGGCACGCGTGGTGGCCGACGCCTCGGCAACGCAGGAAGTCCGGCGCCAGCGCCAAATCTTCCGGGTCACCTGCTGGTGTCCCACACCGCCTGCGCGCGACGCGACTGCTTCCGCAATCGACCAGGCGATGGCCGGGATGCGGTTCATGCCGCTGGCGGATGGCACCAACGCCTGGGTCCGCTATGCCGGGACCACCGTGTTCGACCAATCGCAGGACGCCCTGCTCTATCGCCGCGATCTGTTGTACTCGGCTGAATACGCAACCACGCTCACCGAGATGCAAACAAGCATGCTGTTCGGCAACCTTCTGGTCAACGCCGCAAGCTTCATCGCCTGAACATCGGAGCCCACCATGGATATTCATCTGGTTGTCGTGCGGCCGTTCGCCGGCTTCGCGCGTGGCGATCTCGTGAGCGATCCCGCTCGCGTTGCCGAGATCCTGAAGGGCGAGCACGCCCACGCTGTCGTCCGCGTCGTATCGCCCGCCAAGCAGGGGGCCTGAGCAGCATGCCGATCGTTCAGCAGGGCAGCATCAACACCACGTCCCTTGTGGTCCCTGACCTCTACGTCCAGATCGTTCCGCCGCAGAGCCTGGTTCTGAACGGCGTTCCGACCAACGTTGTCGGGGTGGTCGGAACGGCAAGCTGGGGACCCATCGGCCAGCCTGTGATCGTCGCGACCATGGCCGACTACGCGCAGAGCTTCGGGCCGGTCGTGGCTCGCAAATACGACATGGGAACACAGGTCGCAACCGCCGTGCAGCAAGGGGCGCAGGATTTTCGCTGCGTCCGCGTGACCGATGGCACGGACACTGCAGCGCAGACCGTGTTTCCCGGCACGACCGTCACCTTCACCGCACTGTACACCGGTTCCCTCGGCAACCAGGTGACGCTGTCGCTCGCCATCGGTTCGAAGGCGAACACCTGGCGGCTCACCATCTCGCTGCCGGGGCTGCAGCCGGAGGTGTACGACAATATCGGCGGCACCGGCGCGACGTTCTGGATTGCGCTTGCGGCCGCGGTCAACCAAGGCCAGGGGCCGCAACGCGGTCCCTCGCAGCTCGTGGCGGCAAGCGCCGGCGGGGCGACGGCAACCCCGGGCGCATGCTCGTTTTCCCTCGGCGGCGGCAATGCCGGCAGCGATGGGGCAAACGGGGCGACCGTCACGCTTCTGGTGGGCAACGACGTGCTGCCGCGGACGGGCATGTACGCGCTGCGTGGCCAGGGATGCGGCATCGCGCTGCTGGCCGACGCGGACGATCCGCAACACTGGACGGACCAGGCAGGTTTCGGGTTGCAGGAGGGTATCTACGTGATCCTGACTGGCCCGGCCGGTGACACAATACAGAACGCCGTCGCCGTGAAGCAGCAGGCCGGCCTGGATAGTTACGCCGCGAAGCTGATGTTCGGCGACTGGCTATGGTGGTCGGACCAGGTCAATGCGACAGTACGACTGGTTTCGCCGCAGGGCTTTGCGGCGGGCAGGCTGGCGAATCTGTCTCCCGAGCAATCCAGCCTCAACAAGCCGTTGTATGGCATTATCGGCAGCCAAAAGTCCGGAACGCCCGGATCGGGGCAGAACAATTCCTATTCCAGCGCCGACCTTGCGGTACTGCTCGGGGTCGGCATCGACGTGATCGCGAACCCCCAGCCGGGCGGATATTACTGGGGTGTCCGCGGGGGGCACAACTCCTCCTCGGACGCGGCGACAAACGGCGACAACTACACAAGGCTGACGAACTACATTGCCGCGACATTGGCCGCCGGCATGGGAAGCTACGTTGGCCAGGTCATCAACGCCGATCTGTTCCGCCAGATCCGGGCCACGCAGATGGCGTTCCTGCAGAACATGCTGTCACAAGGGCTGCTGGGCAGCACGGACGGGACCCTGCCGTTCAACGTCATCTGCGATATCTCCAACAACCCATCGAGCCGCACCGGACTGGGCTACGTCCAGTCCGACGCCCAGGTCCAGTATCAGTCGATCAACGAAAAATTCATCGTCAATATCGAGGGCGGCCAGACCGTCCAGGTATCCCGCCAGACGCTGCCCGGCGGCCAGACTTCTTAAGGAGCAATCGGCATGTCACTCACGACGTTTTCCGTCGGCCGCGACACGCAGTTGGTCGTCATGGGGCCTTCCGGCCGTGTCGATCTGAACCATGTCACGGGATTCGAGAGCCGCCAGCTCACGCATTCGATTCGCGTGAGCCGGCTCGACGGCACGCAGGTCGGCACCGAGCTGCCCCGAGGATGGGAGGGCAGCTTCGAGATCGAGCGCGGCAATTCCGCCGCGGACGACTTCATCGCCAGCATGGAGCAGCAGTTCTTCACTGGCGGGCCGGCGACACCGGGCACGATGTACCAATACGTCAGCGAGACCGACGGCTCGACGTCCACCTACCAGTACGATAACGTCACGTTCCGGCTGGCCAGCGCCGGACTTTGGAAAGGCGACGCCAGCGTCAAGCAGAAGCTGGAGTACTTCGCGACCAGGCGGCGCCGCGTATGATCACTTTGTCGGAGATCGCGCTGACATCCGCGGCTGACGGCCTGACGCTGACCACGAGCGATGGACGCAGGCTGACGTTGCGCCGCCTGACCGCGCTCGACAAGCTGCGCCTGTTCAAGGCGGCTGGACCTGCGTTGTCCCAGAACCAGCCCTGGCTGGGGATGGCGATGTTGGCAAGTTCCGTGACGGCTATAGACGACGTGCCGATCCCGCCGCCAACGAACGAGCCGCAGATCGAGGCGATGGTCGCCCGGCTCGGCGACAGCGGGATTACCGCGGTCGCCGAAGCCTTCCAGCATTTGGGCGAGGCCGCCGGCGCGGCCCTCGTTGTCAACGCGGGAAACTCGCGCGGCACCCCGACCTGATCGACTGTCTGTATCTGGTCAGGAACGGGGTGCCGTTCGACATCGCCTTCAGTCTTCCCGGGGACGAACGCCTCGCCTTCGTGGTGGTGATGGGCACCCTCGATGGCCGCACGTTCGACTGGGACCGCCTCGCATGGAAGGATGATCCGTGATCTCGATATCCGGTTTGCGAGACCTCACGCAACGCCTTTCCGCCCTGGATCTCGTCGGCGCGCGAGCCGGCGCGCTGGCAGAGGCCGCCGAAGTCATCGAACAGTCGCTGACGTCAGAAGGGACGGGCAAACACTCGCTTGGCATAACGATCGAAGCAGACCGTGCTGTGATCGGGACCGCCGACCCGGCCGCTGCGGACGTGGAGTTGGGGTCTCGGGCCACGCTCCCTCGTCCGTTCTGGAGCCAGGCGGCACAGGTCGCCTGTGACGATGCCGCGGACATTGTGGCTGCGCACTTCGTCGCTGCACTGAGAGGCGAATGACATGATCGACGCCTACACCATCGGCATTACGCTCGCACTTGATGACGGTGTCTCGTCCGGCATCGCGGCCATCCGCAAGGAGCTGATGCTGCTGGATGGCGCCGTCAAGAGTGCCGCCAGCGCCATGTCCGGCATGCATGCCCTCGCCGGGGTCGCTGACTGGACAAGGTTCGGCGACATCCCGGCCAAGAGTCTTGCCCGCCCGGTTTCAACAGCCGTGCCTGTCGCGGCCGACACGCTTCAGGCGTTAGAGCCGGCGGTTCCGCCAGTCCAGTCATCTTCAGCCGCACCGACGCCGGAATGGCCAGCGGATTGTGTGCGCCCGTTCACCCCGATGTCGATGCCCGCGACCGCCGAGGTCACTGTCCGGCCTGCACCAGTGTTCGTCGGGATCACGCCTCCGCCCGCCACCGTTCGGCCTGACGCACCGCCGTCACGCAAGACGGCGCAAGTGGTTTCGGCACTGCCTGTGGCTGCGGCGCCGACGGTGCCTCCGCCACCGCCGCGGGCAGAAGCGCCGTCCGCTCCGGCAGCCGTTCTGCCAGAAAAGTTGGCCGTACTGGCGAGTCGCAT